TCCACTTACAAAAGTTCTGATTACCCAATTGTTTGTTCCAATACCAGGATTTATTCCATCAGAAGTATTAAGTCCAACCTGTTCAAAATAAATTCCGTCTCTATCATCAAAATATCCAGTTCTTTTAGTTGCATTTTGTTGAGGAGCATAGAAGTTAAAAGAACTAAAAATTAGTTGTCCTTTTCCTGGTTGATAGTGATGATAAAACTTCGTTTGGTGAATACTAAATGCAGTAGATCCAATACCAGTTTGCAATCTTGCTGCTGCTTGATTTATTTTAAATGTTACTGTTGAACCAGTACCAGAAACACTATCTAAAAAGTTTGGGTCAATAGCATATAAGTGCTTGTAGTCACCAAGAGTAAATGGTTCAGAAACTCTACTTCTACCAAATGCATCAACCGCATTTGTATCTGGATTAATCGTTACAACAGTTTCCGATGAAATACCCACAGTTCCAGTGACTGGAAATGGATTTTGGTGACTAATTATTTGTCCATCACTTGAGGCAACACCTACAACTTCAAATAATGATCTTTCTTGATTTAAATAATCTTGTGTAGTTATATTCCACTGAGCCATAAATCAATCACTCCACGTTAATCTTTCTGGCTGATATCTATGTGCGTTTTTAATTTTTGAAGTGTTTTCTTGAGAAGGATAAACATTATGAACAATGGCTCCAGGATATTCTCCTTGGATTTGTTCAGCTAGTTCATTTTTAGAAAGCATTTTACCTTCTACCTCTAAACGGTAAAGTCTACCCTCCCATACAACATCAGCAAAAAAAGATTCCTGCGCTTGTTCTGGATGAGACATGCCACCAACGTTTAGAGTTCCATTAAAATCTCCGTTGATAGTTATACTCTCTGATAAGAATTGCTTAAAAGATTTCATATCAGCAGTTCCAAGCTCTTAATGACTTATTTATTCTGCTATTTGGATCGTTGGCAGTTTTTGCTGAAGTTAGTTTTTTCTTCATACCAGACATTCTTGCACAAAATGATGCACGACGCTTATTACCAACTTTTTTGGATGGTGCCTTAAGGTCACTTCCGGGATTTTCTCTCTCATATGATTTGCGACCTTTCTCGTTCAAACCACCTTCTTTATTCTGCCCCTCTTTACGAGTCCAAGCAGCACCTTCAGTTTGTAAGAACTGTTCACCTGGTTTGATATCGGAAATATAATAAGACTGAACTTTTGCTCCAGGATATACCTTTTCAATTTGATCCTGAACTTCCTTTCTATTTGGTTTGGTTACTTGTGGGAAGAACATTTTAATCATATAATATTTTGCTCTCCAAATTAGAGTCACAAGAATTATATTTCCCGTTTTTGCTGGAATACGAACTGCTTCCCCAACTAGTTCGCTTCCAATACCTTCAGTTGGTTTTAATGGTTCTGGTTTAATAATATCCACAAACTCTGCATAAAGATTGCCATTTGCATCTTCTATAGATACAGACTCCGATTTGTTGCCCCAGTTAGCAGCACCAACTTTACGACACTTTACAAGTGCCCCAGAAGCATATGCAGATGGCCAAACATCATATCTTGATTTTACTTTATTGTAGCAAGCATCTTTCTTACCACTTCCTTTACCTTTAACGTCTTTCTCTTCACCAACAGTTTCTTCTGGAACACAATTGGGAACAATTTTTTTACCTTTCTTTTTCATTCCCACTTGCTTATATCCAGACCAACATTCTTCATCAACGTCATGTTCACCACTATCGATATAATCTGCTGCAGAATCTAAGTAGTCTGCTGCTTTGGTGATTTTTGATTGAACCCACGCTTCAATATTTCCTTCACCCTTACCCATTTTCTTCTTCAATCTCTTCGCAGCGTTCATAATTGTAGAAAGTTCTGAACGAGCCATAGAATGTTCGTGGTCCCTTTCTTCATTCGCTGGAACGATAGAAGCAATGGAATATTTGTCCCAAACTTGAGGACCATAAGAGCACTCGCTGCGAGTCTCTTTCTTTTTACACTTAGTACAATATCTTCTTTCTTCTTTTTCTTCTTTCATTTTTTTAGGACTATCGGTTGAGACGTAAGTTGGTTTTGCTGCTCCGGATTTTTGCTGCTGTCCAGGATCTGCCTCTTTTTTTCTTCTTGCTGCAGAGCGACGTTCTGCATCTGTCATACTTGCTCTTTTTGCAGAAGAAACACACTTAGGTGTTCCCTCTCCCGGTTCGTCACTTGCACAAGTTCCACCAGTTACAACATTAACCCAACCAGGTTTTCCATCTTTTGAACTAGAAGACTTAAACCACTTATGTAAACTTCCCTCGTAAGCCATACCTCTTTTGGTATGCTTAATCTCTCCCTTTTGCTTTGCAATTAATTTCTTAGATACTGCGCCAACATTAATATCTACAGGATTTTCATCTGGAGTTTTTTTCTTTGGATTATCATAAACATCCACATCGCCATCTGCGTCACGGTCAACATATTGAACCGTAGCATGATGTACTAATTGTTTTAAATCTAGATTGGGATCCAACTGATGTTGTTTCCCTTTTAGATGTGGTGTTTTGTGGGAAAATTTTTGATACTTCATTCAACTGGTTTTGATGTTGTTTCTTCACCTCTTGCTCTTTTTCTTCTTGCCGCGCAGTGGGCACGTTGAGAAAATCCTTTTGGATTTGAGCAGTCAATACTCTTTTTATATTTATTCGTCCACTCTTCTTGAAACTCTTTAAAGGTTTTCATAAACCTATGATACTATAAACGTTTAAACCACCTGCAATAGCAACTGAGGCAATGCCTGCAGAAATTGAAACAGTAGCACCACTGAAGTTGATAGTTGATGCGGTTCCTATTGAAGTCCCATCACTTGATATGCCTACAGATTTATTATCAACCCAAGTCTGAATACCTACGGTGCTACTGGAAAGAACATATCCAGATACTGCAGGTTTCCTTAAGTTTTTTTGACTGACTAGTTTAGGCATTGGCAGTCTCTAAAATGCTTAGAATAAGTTTTAAAGTGTTATTAGCACTTCCTGAAATAACAATTGAATCGTTGGTTTCTAAAACCAATTTCCCATCTAAGGGAATAAAAGCATCATTTACAGGAACTGTTCCATTTTTAATAAGTTCTGTACTGGTAGTGCTTCTTTTATGGGACATAGTTACTGTCGCATCACTTGCTCCAATATTCGTTATATGTGCATATAGAATAATTGATGTATAACCAGTAGGAGCTGTATATGCTGTTTGAATTCCTGTGGTTACTTCTAAGGTTTCTGTCTGAAATCTATTAAGTGCTAGTTGTGCCATATTAACTTAGTGCTAAAATAAATGGTGTCATTTCTGTAAATAAACTTCTTGTAAAAGCTCTTCCACTAATTGTACCGGTGTTTTGATTTATTTGTAATCCATCACCAATTCTAAAGTTTCCTGATTGATCGGTGCTTGTGTAAATTACAACGCCACCATTTGTTTCAACAACTTCATTTTCTTGAATTGGAACACCACCTGTTAATGGTGTTGCTGCGGTAATATCATTACCTGATCCAACATATTCAAATGTATGTGAACTTGCACTAATTCTACTTACTTGGTAGAAATATGCTGTAGAACCCACACCAATTGTATTGTTTAAATTTTGTTCAAGAGTTAATGTGGTGATACCAGCGGTTACTGGGGTTGAACTATTTATTGTGTAATATATCGGAGAAACATTTGCTACTGCTACAGCCGTTACTCCACTATCTGGAGCAGAAATAGTTACGGAAGGTGTTGTTGCATATTGACTTCCACTTGAAATTATAGTAATTGATTCTACAGAACCACCATTTAAAGTTGCAAATGCTGTTGCTGTTTGTCCATTTGGTCCAGTAGGAGAATCTACGGTAACAGAAGGAGTCGTTAAGTAACCACTTCCTCCGTTTGTAACTGTTATTGACTCTACAGTATAGTAAAGAGAACCAAAGAACATTACTTGTCCGTCGTAAGGTCTTGTAGTCGTTGTTAGTGCAACTGTTACTGTGTCTTGTCCAGCAGAGGCAGAAGATGTAACAACACCAGTAAACTGCAAATCACTTACTCCATCGGAAACTAAACCCTTTGTTCCAAACGAGGTATTACTATTTGTCAATGAACATTGTGCTCCCTTGTGGCAACTAATACCAACATCACAACAAATAGTAAAGACACTAACAAGTTGAGCATATCCACCGTTTGTTATAGCAACGCCGACTCCTCCTTGATTATATTGAGTATAACTATCGCAAACAATTGACTTGAGACCTTCCGCTTGGTTTCCATCAATACGAAGTCCTGTTCCAGTTGTTGTATTACTTGTGCAGTTTTGAATATATGGACTTTCCCACTTACCTCCACCAACATTAGTTGCTATCTCTGTAGTTGGGAATCCGATAGCAGCTGCTGGTGCAATATGATTTGTAAAAGTCATATTTGCAAGGTAGCAACCTTTTCTTACGTGGAAAATATCTTTGGTTGCATTGTTTGGACTTACTGTTACTGTTTTTAGATCATTACCTACGACAGAAACAAAGGCAGGAACTTCAATTGGGTTGTTCTCAAGATAGTTTCCTGCAAGAACTTTAACGATCGTTCCTGATGATGCAGCGCCAACGGCAGCAGATATTGTTAGGAATGCATTATCAATAGAAACACCATTGTTGGAATCATTACCATCCTTAGCAACATACAATACATTTGGTGCGGAGTTAATACCTGCAGCATTTCCACTTAAAGTAATGTTATCACCAAGAACAATTGTTGAATTTGTAATGGTAACAATACCTGCAGTGATAGTATTGTTATCACCATCAATGGTTACAGATGCTCTACCAACTGTGAGAACTCCAACTATTCTTGCATCACCATCTACGTAAAGAGCGGTACTACCAACTCCAACTGTAACTGTGCCAATACCATTAGACGAACCAAATGTAGCAATACCTGTGTGTAAAATATTATTATTAAACTTTACATCACTATTGAACGTAGATATTCCAGAGACATTCAGTTGGGTAACAGATGCTATGCCTCCAATAACATTGGTAGATATTCCCGTTACACTTGAATAAGTTGCTACACCAGATAATGATGCATAAGTAGCAGTGTCGGCGTTACCTGTTACATTACCAGTTAAATTGCCATTAAAAGAAGTCGCGCTGATGACTCCAACTGCATTAATTCCACCGGAAATAACATTGATTCCAGATCTTGCAGTTATTAATCCAATAGAATCTACATTGGTTACATCCTCATAGGTTATTGTACCTGCAACTGAAATGTTGCCGGCAATTTCAGCATCACCAACAACATATAAAGAAACTCCCGTTTTTGCTGAAGTAGTTGCAATACCTACACTTTTAGTTGTGTGGATGCCAGCAGAAGTTAATGCCCAAGTTCCCCCAGCACCTGCCGATATGCTTATATCAACAGTATCTCCATTTACTGAGAATGTATTGCCCAGTCCGATGAAGTTTAAAACTCTTACGCTATCTTTGATTAAAGTTCCTGCTGATTGAATACCAATGTTTCCACCAACAGCGGTGCTAGCGATGCCAACCCATTTTGAATTTGCTTGATTGTAAATAAGAAGTTGATTGTCACCAACTGTCTGGTCAAATGATACATCATCGAGATCTTTGATGAATCCAGCACCACCGCCACCAATGGATGCAAGTTGAATTTGAACCCTATTGATAAACTGCCTATAATGATTTGATAGGTCATCAAAAGTTACGAAATTTTTATCTAAAGGTGTAAGTGGATCTTTTGTTTTGGTTTCAGGAGTTCCTGTTAGTAAAGAAGTTCCCTCACTTAAAATTGTTTTTTCATTGAAAGTATCAAGTATTGATTCTAAGTACTCAATCTTTTCTGTTATCTTTTTGTTATTTCTTTCAATAACATCAAGTTGAATTCTTGATAGTGTATCTTGTAATGACTCTTTTATTCCTTGAATATGACTCTCATTTCTGATGAAGTTGATTTCAATATCACTAACTTTTTCTAGAATAGATTTTTCAAAATCTTCTACTCTAGACTTTACTGTTGTATAGTAATCTGAAGACTTAGAATCAAAATCTTCTTTAATATCAATAAATTGATCTGATACGGAATTTTCTAAGTCAGAAATTTTTTGAGAAAATCCTTCTATCTTAGAAGAATATTCTTCTAACTTTTTATTTTCGTGGATTTCTCTATTCTTAAAATCCTTATAAAGATTCTCGTATGTTTTTGTTAGAGATGAAATTTCTTTCTTAGACTCATTGATAAAGTTTTCTACAGAAGAAATGTTCTTTTCTAGTGCTTCATTTGCTTCTGTATTTTTGTCTTCTACGGACTTTTTGAAAATATCAAAACTTTCTTTTATGATTTTGATATTAACGTCTAATTTTTCTAATACCTGATTTGTATTATCTTCAGCGTTTAATTTAAACTCTACCAGAGTATTTTTAAATTTGGGTATTTCTGTACCAACAAATGTATCAAAGTCTTCTCTAAGACTTTCAATCTTGGAGAGATAAAGATATTCAAAATTTTCAGACTGCTCTTTAATTTTATTTTCAGTCTCTAGCAGTCTTTCTTCAGTTTTTAATTCTGTTTCTGCAAATATTTTCTTATATTTGGGAAGTTCTCTCTCTAAAACAAAATCTACTTTATCTTCAACTAGAGATATATTTTCTCTAATAGAATCTAAACTGTCCTCATTTATTCCAGTAAGAGTCTTTGCTATGTTTTCAAACTTTTTGGATATCTGATTACTTAGATCATCTACTTTTGATGCTACAGATTCTTTGTATGCAGAAAATCTATCATCAACTCTAGTTTCTGACTCTGTAATTAATTTTTTGTACAGTGGAACTTCAGTAGATATAAAATTCTCTACTACTGAAGAAAGACTATCAAATTCTTCTTTTATGTTGAATAAAGTTTTTGAATTTAATGTCTTAATTTTACTTTGAGTTGTCTTAAGTGACTCTTCTATAAAGAAAAGTTGAGACATTATAGACTCTTCAAGATCTTCTTTCTTAGCAAAATCTTGAATCTCTGCTTTTATCTGTTCAACAGCATCTGATAATGAATCAACCCTTTCAAGACCAACTTTAAAATTATCTAATGTCTCAGTAAAATTTGATAACTTTTGAATCTGGTTTAAATTTGTTTTAAATGAATCGTATGCTTCAGATATAGTTTCTAATTTTTCAGGTGCAGCACTATTTAAGTTCTCTTTAACAGAATCGAGAGAACTTTTTTTATTCTTGTCATCAAAAAACTCCGAAGGTTTTACTAGTGGCACCTATTATTGCTCCATTGTCCATATATAAATGTATTTATTTTACTAAAAAATCACTCATTTTTCAAGTTTTGATTCTTTAGCAATTTTGCCAAATCTGCAGTCGAACCAACAAATAATGCATTTGTGACATTGGTTGGACCTTTTGTTTTGTCTTCCTCAACGTCTTTCAACTTCTTCTGTAAGTCCATCAATTTATCAGTTGCATCTGCCACATTTTTAATCAATTGTCCAGCAACTTCATACGCTCTTGGCATCTCACTTTCTTGGGCAAGTTCAAGAATACCGTTAATCGCTTCTTGTCCCTTTTCTATCAAAGAATACAAATTTCCTCTAGTGTATTCATAATCTTTTTTTACATCTTCAACCGAAGACTTTATCTTCTCAATCTTTTCAATCTCAGTGTCTTTTGACACTATTTCACCTTCAATATTAAAGGCATCATTCAATCCATCAAATTTTTTAGTCATTTTCATCCTATCGAACCACTAAATCCAAAGTCATCTCCTTCTTCAATCAATGCATTATCTGCAGTTGTTATTGATTTAACATCTTCGCCTCTTAGATGAGAAGTAACTGTAGTTCCATCTTGCCCTCTCTTAACAGTCAGTGCATTGCCCGATTTTAAGGTTACATATACTTCCTCGCCGCCAATATCGAGATATGTTTTTGTAGAGATTGATGATGCATTCTCAACATTAATTATAGTATCTGTTGTTGAAATATCTTTTGATAAAGTTGTGACGACAATGCCCGTATAATTTTTGATTGCTCGTGGAGTTGCTGTATAAACAACCTCCCTTGTTGTATTTGAGGTATCTGTGCCAGTGAGGTAACTGATTTTTGTAGTTTTGATGATATCCTTTGTAGCACTTGTAACAGGACCAAATAGATACGTCTTTGCAGTAAATCTTAGTGTATAAAGAAGAACTCTTCTTGTTGTGAAATCGCCTTCATAATCATCTTGAAAAGTTACATTTTCTAATATGATTGGTATATCTCTTTTTTCATTGATAGAATCCACCAATTCAACTGTTAGATTGTATGATGGTTGAAAATATGGCAATATTTGTTCGACTATTTGCAAAGCATCATCATTTAATTTTGCCATAATGCTTAGTTCAAATTGCATATTATAAGGAACTGGCATATATGCTTTTTTTGTTTCTGTCCCGTTATTTGGATCCTTTACTGTAAACTGCTGAGTTGTTGTAACTTTTCTAGATGGATCATAAGTTAGACCAGTAAATTCGAATGACATTCTTGGTAATGTCATTGCAACACTTTTGTTTAAATCTGGTGATTGATTTAATCTAGCAAGAAACTTTTGAGTGGGTCCATATGCCAGAGGAACCTTGATAACACTTACAACATCCCCCGAAGAATTTGTATGTTTGATATTAATATTATTAAATAACGTGCCAAATGAAATGACAGTCTTTCTCAAAATTTCGTTGTAAAAATATTCAAACATATCTAGATTCCTTTATGATATTATTTGATTCTAATAAAAATTATTTATGGCATACCAAATGGGTTTGATTCACTAAAATCAACAATTAAGTCTGCCTCAAGTTCTATTTGGGAATTATCCGAATATCCATCCTTTGGCGTGTCTGTATTGAATTTCCTTAATTGGTGAGAAGCTCCAGATTCTGTGCCAACAATATTCTCTCCAATTAGGAAAGAACCACTAGCATTTGAAACTTCAAGAGTGCTCGTAACAGAATTCCATGATCTAACCCTTGCAGTAGTTCCGCTTGTGGAACCAGTAATAATTTCATTGAATATAAAGTTTCCTGAAGAAGTTAAGGATGGTGAAGAGAATGATACTGTTGGTGGTATTATATATCCTTCTCCTGGGTCAGTAATATAGATTGCTGTAACAACTCCTGCAGAATTGATGGTTGATATTCCAGTTGCGGTTCTTATTCCTACCGCAACAGATATATAATTTTTATCAGAAACCTCATTTGATATTGTTACAGTTGGTGGTGTTAAGTATCCACCCCCACCATAAGTGATGCCTATACCTGTTACAATTCCACACTGATCAATACCAAATTCAAACGCGGATGTTGCTATTCCAACATTAGTTGCCGCAGTTGACATGTATATTGTGTTTATACCAATCTGAGAAACATATGCGTTGGTTGATATGAAATTATATGGTTGATCATAACCGACTGATAATCTTACTCTATCTCCAACTAAGATATTAGTCGTTCCAATACCAGTGATTGCGGTAGAACCAACTGCAATTGTTCCTGTGCTAATAACGGAATTAAATCTGATTGTAGTAAATCCTAGTGCTCTAAATGCTTCATTTGTTCCACTTGGAGATGCTATGCTAACAGTAGCCACTGAACCAGCACTATATCCGAATCCACTATTTCCTATAGAAATTGATGTTATTGTGCCAGCAACTCCAACTGTTGCGGTTGCGGTTGCTGTGACTGGAGATGGACTTCCAGAAAATGTAATTCTTGGTGCAACGGTATATCCAAATCCAATAGTTGCACCAGTACCAACGCACCATGGATCTGTAGTTGAGTTAAATCCAACAGCAGTTACTATACCAGTTATTGGATCAATAGTTGCAATACCAACGGCGATTTGTGTTGGAGCATCATTTCCATATATTCCTCCAGTTGAAATGGATACCACTGGGGCAGTTGTATATGCTCTACCTGTTGTTGTAAATGCAACTAGTGATGGATTAATTGAAGTTCCATTTAATCCATATCCAATATCAACTGTTGCACTAGCAAAACTTATTCCTGGAGAAGATATTGTAACAACTGGGGGATTATTTGGATCATAAAACTTACCTTCAGATGTAATCGCTATATTAGCAACAGTTCCTCCAGTTGTGTTATAATCTCCCATTGTTGCCGTTGCTATAGCAGAATTTCCTGATCCAGAAGGCAAACTAAAGACAATTGATGGAGCGACTCTATAAAATACTCCACCAGTTGTTCCTCCTGGGAATAGGTATGCTGAGGATCCTTGACTAATAACAGCAGATAAAACACTACCACCAGTACCAACTGTAGTATCAATAATTGCAGTGGCAGCAGCTCCAACGTGTTTTGGTGTTGAGAAAGTTACTGTTGGTGCAGTTGTATAACCAGAACCTCCTGAGGTTACTGTGACAATACCTACAGACCCTGTTGTTGCTATTCCAACAGTTGCTGCAGCACCGGATCCGCCGCCGCCAATAAATCTAATTCCAGGTCTACTGGTGTATCCCATACCTGGATTAATAATCCTTACAGATTGAACTGACTTAGAATCTGGACTTACATTATCAGTACATACAACAATTCCACCTATCATTTCTGCTACAGCAGTTGCTGTTATTCCGCCATTGGGTGCTGATGATATTGCAACAGTAGGTGCGCTCTTGTATCCACCACCTCTATTTGTTACTGTTATGCTTCTAATAGCACCATCAACAAGAGATGTCAATGCAGTTGCTGTAATCCCAACTCCAACGAGAGTTAAAGTTTGTATTGGTCCAATTATAAATTCGGATCCATCTGAACCATCGATTGGCTCTAAAACATCATCAATCTCAGATATGCCAGTATCAATGACTTCATCTTCATATCTAAACAACTCACACTTGAGAGTATATACGTAATTTTTTTGTAGTTGATAGAAAGGTTTTTCGTGTTCAACAAATTTTATCTCAAATAATCTATCTCCCAAGGGAAAATATATTAAGTCTCCTTCTTTTGGTCTCGTCGATAACTTAATATTAGTTTCATTTTTAATCAGAGGAGATATGTACGTTTCAAATCTCTCTTGCGATATTATTACTGTAAGTTCTTGAGTAGATTGAATACCAAATTTAGATAATAAAGTTGTGTTATCTGCATAACCCTCATAATTTTCTAGGTATGCTTCTATTGGATACGAATCGTCAAATTTGGATTCAATTACTTCTCTGAGTACTGTTTTTTGAGTTAAGTATTTTCTTGGTAGATAATATATTTCAACGCCATACATTCTCAACTGTTCGTTGATTAAATCCTGAATTAAGTTTTGTTCAGATCTTGAACCTTGTTGAAAAAAAGGATTAAGCATATTTATTAACCAATCATATCTAATGGTGGTAGTTCATAAGTAGATGACATTTTCTCTGCAATAATATCTAATTCTCTTTGTGCATCATCATAAATTTGTCTACCATTTAATTCAACTCCACCAGGAAGTTTAACTCCTTGGAATTTGATAAGATTCTGTCCCCACTGTCTTTTAATCAGAGAAGTTAGATATTTCTTTAGGAAGGAATCATTCCAAACCCTTGAATAATCATTTGGATCCAATGTTCTGTAACAATCAATGATGATGTAATCTCCAACATTAACACTTCCCCAATCAATGTCCAAATATAATCTATCCTGCCTTTGATTGAATCTAATTTGTTTCTGTGTAGTCAAAAGAAAATCTAAGTCTTCTAGATATGTCTTTGTCATTGCATAAGTTAGTATTTCAGTTGAACCCCAATAGTAAATATCATTCAGAAATAATTGATACTTAATACTAAACATATTATTTGTTGTAGTATTAGTTCCATCAAAGTGATATATTTTGGTAATACCAATTACTGCTGGTGGTATTTGTAAGAAATTACTATTTTCTTTGTATGAAAATGATACTGAAGAACCATTTATAGTAGCAGATGCAGTAGACGTTACAATTCCTGCAGTTGTATTATCTCTAGGTGCTCTTCCCCTATCAATATCATCTTGAGTTATTTGATATTTTAAAAATACTTGTCCAACACCATCAAAGTGTCTTTCGTGAAAATATTGCAAAGCATCATCTACTAAGTCCTCAACTTGTTCATCTGCAACGTTGATTTCTAAAACCGGTGCTCCCAGTTGTCTTTTGCAATAATTTATTAGGTCTGCCCTACTTGATGGTTGTGCCATTTACAGTTTCTCCCTTGAGAATATTTATGATGGCGCTGTAGTTATCCCTGCAATAACTAAAACATTACCGTTTACCAAATTATAAACAGTTGAACCTGAACTCACTAATATGTTATATACATATCTACCCTCTTTTAATGATCTAGTTTGAGTGGAACCCAAAGAAACTTTAAATTTACCAGCATATGCACTAGTAAACCCAACTGCAAATGAAGTTGTTATTCCAAGTGTTGCACCAATAGAAACACTTTTAGACATTGCTGCCGATCCAGTATATCCTGTAAGATTAAATGCAGAATTTGAAGTGTTCTGTACTGTAAAATTAGTTACAAAATCTGCACCTGTATGTATAGTAAGGTTTGCTCCAACTGGAACTCCAGCATTTGGGTCAAATGTGATTGTCTTACTCGCCATCTGATACTCCCATTAAGCCT